ATCCGTGTCGACCGTGAGGTCCCCCGATGTGTACACATTGCCCACCACATGTAAATTGGCATCCGGGAACTTGGTTTCAATTCCAACTCCGTGTACCGTCGAGTCCACATGAAGTGTATCCGTATCAACGGTTAAGTTTGAAGAAACGTACGTGTTTCCTACGACGTGGAGATTCGCGTCAGGAAATTTGGTCTCGACTCCGACACTGTGTGTCATCGTGTCCACGTGGAACGTATCTGTATCCACGGTCAGATTGGAACTCACATAGGTATTACCCACGACGTGAAGATTCGCATCCGGCGTTTTGGTCTCGATTCCGAGACTGTGTGTCGTCGCGTCCACGTGTAAAGTGTCCGTATCGACCGTAAGATTGGAGCTCACATAGGTATTACCTACGACGTGAAGATTCGCATCGGGAAAATTGGTTTCGACTCCGAGACTATGTGTCGTTACGTCCACATGTAAAGTGTCTGTGTCGACTGTGAGATTGGCACTCACGTAAGTATTACCAACGACGTGTAAATTTGCGTCGGGTGTGATAGTTCCCACACCTACAGAATCGTTCACAGAATCTACGTGAAGTGTATCTGTGTTTACAGTAAGATTGGCACTCACATAGGTATTACCCACGACGTGAAGATTCGCATCGGGGGTTACCGTCCCGAGACCTATGGATTTATTTACCGTATCTACGTGAAGTGTGTTCGTGTCTACGGTCACGTTGTTTAAGATGTAGGCGTTACCAACGACGTGTAAAGTTGCATCCGGGTGATTTGTTTCGATACCTACGAAATGTTTATTCGTGTCCACGTGTAATGTGTTGTCCTCTACAGTGAGGTTGGAACTGATGTATGCGTTTCCTTCGACGTGAAGGTTCGCCTCAGGGGTGGACGTGTTAACACCAATCGAGTCTTTTACCGAATCAACAAAAAGGGTATCCGTATCGACGGTAAAATTATCGGCGACATTGAGTTCATTCGTTATGGTCGTCCCATACGTAATCTCTTTCGAGTCTACGTTATACATCATCAGATTGGAGTTGTTGACGTTTCGCACAGGGTTTATGAAAAGTGCATCTTGAGTGGTCGTGTTGTTAAATCCTGCAGTGTCCGTACCACCGTTGATGATGACCGAACCCGCCGCTTGTGAGGTGGGGTACCCCGCGTAGTAGCCTATGGCTATGGCTCCAGCACCTTGTAAGAACTTACCCGCACCTTCACCGATCGCGATAGCCTTCTCACCTTGTTGCGAGAAGCCCGCTTCCTTACCGATGGCGATGGAACTGTTTCCTTGTTGCGTCGAGGCTGAATCTTTACCGATGGCCACGGTGTTCGTACCTTGCGCTTGTCCGCCCGCATTCTCACCGATAGCCACGGCGAGCGTTCCTTGATTTTCGTAGCCCGCGTTACTACCTATGGCGATGGCGCTGACACCTTGGTTTGTCTCACCAGATCGTTTACCCACAGCCACGGCTGATTCTGCTTGTATGACACTTCCGGATTGGTATCCGATGGCTATCGAGTTCGATTGTTGACGGTCGTAACCAGCTCTGTAGCCCATGGAAATGAGGTGAGAATTGGAAGTCGTATGAATGGTACTTCCCGTATCTTCACCGATGAGTAAACGATTAAACCCGGAATTATCCACACGTCGAGTCGCGGCTATCGTTCCGTTTACATCTAGGTCCTTGGTGGGATACAATTGGTTAATACCCACACGATTTGTGACCACATCAACATGTAAAGTATCTGTGTCGACAGTCAAGTTCGATGTCACGTACGCGTTTCCTACGACGTGTAACTCTGCATCAGGCTCTAAGGTATTGATACCAACTTTATCGTCGGTCGAATCAACATAGAGGGTATCTCCATCAACGGTCAAATCTGCGGAAATACTCGTGTTACCCGTGACATCTAAAACATTCGAACCAAACTCGTCTACGAAAAGATTCGAACCCACATCTAACGTGTGTATGGGAACGGTGTTTATGATACCCACATTCGATTGTGTGAATAATTGACCATACACGTGGACGTTAATATTTTCGTCCGTTCGGGGTGTTATCGTTTGAACCTCTGCACTCGATTGTGTGTAACCGAGAGCAATCTCTTCCGTACCTTCCAAGAAACCGACGACAACATTCGAACCGGGGCGATTCAAAATAAAACCAAGGTCCAAAGTTGAATCTGTGGGGGTGTTACCTTTACCGATCTCTACGATGGCATCTTTTATCACGGTGTTGTTCGAGTGTAAGGTGGTAACTAAACCATTAAAAGTGGCATCACCGTCTACGACGAGTCTATTTTGTATGTATGTGTTTCCCATGACAGTCAACACATTATTTCCGTCTTTGTCCACGAAAAGTTTGGAACCCACGGACAGTGTATCGGTGGGAGAACCGTTAGCGATACCGACATTTGAAAGTGTCGTGACAGATGTGATGGCATTATTAAACGAAACCGTATTCGCGGTGACATTACCGTTAATCACGGCGGCCTCGAGAGTGAAATTAAGAATATCCTCAGCGATCGCCCCGGAATCCATCACCTCTTTTGTAATTCGATTGTATGCCATGACGACTATATTTCTATCCGAAAGGTCCGTACGAACACGTAGAGGCGTCATGTAGATCGAGTTTGGAAAATCTGCATCAATCTCGGTATTACTAGCATTGAATACCAACGTATTTTCTGCCTGGTCGTTCGTGGTATTTTTACCGAACCTCACCTTGGTAGACCGCTCCACCGTCGGCAAATTCTTGACCATTTAATATAGATTGGTATTTTAATTCGCGTAAAGAAGTGCCGCGAGACCATTTTGGATACGAAGTATGTTATAGTTCACGGCGTATATAGGGTGTTCTATGTTTAGGGATTCACTTATAATCTTCGCTGAAGTGACACGACTGAAATTGAGCGTACCTGTGGGCTGAAGAGAACTGGTGGACAAACAAAAGGGGTACAAAAAGAAATCGGGAGACGCCACGAAGTTTGTGTGGTAATAGTGCATCACATCGATAAAGTGGGGTTTTCCCCATCTATAATTGCTTAAATCGATTCCGTTAATGCTCAATTTAACCCTGTTGGAAGGAGACGTGAGCGCACCGTTGGTCGTCGTATCCGAAGACGCGAGGTACTTGACCGGATGATTGAACGTAAGCTCTTGAACGGTCGTACCAGAGGCGACATTCTTTTGAACCTGTGTCACGAGCATATCGTGTGTACGGGTGGCGACTTGACCACGTTCCTCATTGTCGAGGTAGATGTAATTGGCGAAACATTCGACGTTCTTACCAGTCGCAGCGGAACCCCAGTAAATCCGTATTTCTACGTTGTGGTGATGCATAGCTACGAGAGGCAACGCACACTGAGGACCCTCACAAAAAAAGAAACGCAAAGGATAAAAGAACGAGGGCGCGGAAATACCCGGGTGTGTACCTTGAGCACTCTTGGAAACATTTTGAGCGAAGGTATCCACGGCAATATTTTCTGTGAAAACAGAATCTTGTGTGTCAATGACAGCTCCACCGATTAAAAGTTCGACTTTATCTATGATACTGCCCCAGTTTTGTGTGTCGAGGGCTTCGGTGGTATCATCCATGGTGAAATAGACATAACTGAGAAGGTCACCACTCCTCTCGAATTGGACACTAGACATAGAATTGTTTTTCACCGCTCCGTGGATGGTTTGTTTTTCAACGGATTGTGAAAAATTAGCATGCCTTTTGAACGTTGAACTGAAGAACGATATTTGAGGATCACCCGTGATATACTTATCCTGAGCTCCTATAGCGATCAAATGTGCAACACCGGCAGACATGGTAATACTAATTTAAGGGGAGAAAAATTACAAGTTGGGTTTTCTACAAACGAAACGAAGAACTAAGAAGTTGTTCTCGGCGGGACTAGATGGGGTAATCAGGTTACCATCCTGATCCCTCAGGTTAACGGTAAACCTATCGATAGATCGTATAGGGTTTACGTACTGTGTCGCGATGGAATAATCATCCTTGTAACTGATTATACCTGTGTCATCACTAGTAACAAGACTCGCGAAAGAATTACGGAGCAGACTCAATGACGCTTGACCAGTGAGAACATTCGACGCCCTATCCGAAAAGATGGAATCGAGTTCACTGATAGAAACGTAACAGTGTTCGGTGGCCGTAGTAGTGGTAATACGAGCGGCTAAAAGTTTAGCTTGCACCACATTTTTGAGTGGTTGTTGAAGATGGCACGTAAAGGTATTCGCACTACCCTGACCTACACTGTCGATAGTGACAGTATGGTACTCGTAGTTGAGATCAGGAATCATTTCCGTTGGCGACGTGATTAAGGCCATTTTTATAATTAGCTTAGATTAAAGATCCGCCAATTCCGTCCGCGATCTCGTACCCAGCGTGCTCACCGACGAGCTTTTGGGCGTCACAGAGACCACCTGGAGTAAGACCAACGGTGTAAGGGCTGTCCTTCTTACCGGAGCCAGGGGTGCACTCAAGATCGGACTTGAGGTCGAAGAGAGACTTCTCACTGACCGTCTTGATGGTAATCGGCCTGGGTTGGTAGTTGGAGCTTCGAGCATTCATGACACCGAGGATGACAATGGCAATCATCAACACGAGCATGTATAACAGGGCATTGCGGTCGGCCCGGTTGAAATTGAGTTTGAACATTTATAATAGACATACATTTTTTTAAAGTGCGTTAAAGACATTTTCTTAGTTTCTAGATAGAGAGTAGATGGACGAAGAAATCGTACTCGACAGGGGTCATACCAATGTTATGAAATTAGACGCTGATGAACAGGCGCTCATGGATGAGATTGAGATTTCTGTTCCTCGGCCAAATCCAGTGCCCAGACCCACGACGAGGCCTATGCAAAGGCCTGGTGCTTCTCACCATCAAGAAGCTATGGACGCCTTTGTGAACCCCAACAAACAGAGCGCTCCTGCGCAACCCCGTGAAGAGGAGGAGATTGATTACGGTGAGGACCTTTACGACGATGAACCCATGGATCAAGGTCCTGGTCCAGGTGAACAGGCTGAGCAACCCTCCAAGGGATACACATCCATCGACGAAGAAAAGTCGGACCTGATCAATAAACTCACACGTCTCGAGAAGAAAGGGTTTGCCGTGAATAAGCGCCTGAACGCATACTCTAGTATCGATGAACTTAGGTCAGAGGTGAAGCGAATCACCTATAGCATAGACGTTGAGCAGTCCATTCGATTTTCGAGGCGTATGCTTATCGCCTGTGTAACTGGTCTCGAGTTTTTGAACAAGCGGTACAACCCCTTTGAGATTCAACTCGAGGGTTGGTCGGAATCCGTCATGGAAAATGTGGATGACTATGATGGTGTCTTTGAAGAGCTTTACGTGAAGTATCGCTCGAAGGTCAGCGTTGCTCCAGAGGTCAAGCTTATCATGATGCTCGGTGGTTCCGCGATGATGTTCCACCTTACTAATTCCATGTTCAAGTCAGTCATGCCCAACATGAACGATGTCATCAAGCAGAACCCCGACCTCGTGAAGAACATGATGGCGGCGGTCCAGAATACCACACGCTCCCCTGAGGGTCCCGCTGTGGATGCTCCAGTTGGAGGCACTGGACAGTATGAGATGCAGGGACCCGGTGTAGATATTTCGAACCTCATGGGTAATATCATGATGCCTCCCCCTCCACCAATGAACACGTCTATGGGTCAGTCTACCCCCGCTGCTCCCCCAGTAGAGGAAGACGATGACCTTTCGGATATCGTCTCCATCTCCGGGGATTCCACTGGTGGTGAGGTGAAGGAAGTTAATGTCGGTGCCGCCAAACCCAAGCGAACCCGTCGAAAGAAGAAGACAGAAATTAATCTCTAAATATATATAAATGATAGCGTATTGTCCGCTGGAGGAGATCGAGCCTCCCGTTCGGCAGCAGGTAGCTGTCGCGGAACCTGTAAAGCCTCAGGTCGGGCGTGAAGAAACTGAATTGAATTACGTCATCATGGCTTTCATTGTTGGCGTCATAGCACTCGCCGTCTCTGATTCCATCAGGGCGTAAATGTTGAATCTACCGCGAGGTACTCCCTCGTAGTAAATTTAATACCCAAAGTTCTTACCCGTCGTGTTCGTTGAAGTATTTGGACC